AAATTGCTGAAAGCATTTATAATATGGAAAGTATTGCGGCTATGAAAGAAATGAACAATGTCATAGCAAGACAAGGTAAATATAAAAATTTAACCGATGATGAAGTAGAAAAAATTTATGAGGCAACTATAAATAGAACTTCAGGTAGAGCAGACTATGAAGATCCATTCTTCAAAGGTGATGTCGAAGATCAATTTGATATTGAAGCCTTTGCTAAACAATTAGAAAAAAGTAAAAAAGACAGTGACCACAGAGCAAAGATGAAAAGATTATATGAAGGACCTGGATATGACAGACCTAATTCTGCAAACTATAGAGGCTACGGTAGTTTCTTTTTACCAAGGCTACACGAAAAAGGTATTATTAATCTTGACGAAAAAATTTATAAAAATTTAGTTAAGGGTGCGCACCACTACGGTGGTGGTGAGTTTTTTGCGCCAGACCCAATTAGAATATGGAGAAAACATTTTGGTAATGATGTATTTGAAAAACTAGATAACTTTGATCCAAAGAACGAGGATATATTTAAATGGCTAGAACGTAACAATGTTCAGCCTATTCTTAAACAAGGACCAGAAGATGCATTAGAATATCAAACAACGGGAGAACTATTAGAAACTTTAGGAGAAGATTTAGATGCATTTGGTAGATATAAAAATCCAAAAGGACAAGGTGGTTTCTTTGAAGAGGCTTCAGCGAAGCAAAGATTAGAACGTCTAGGTTATCATGGCGAAAACATTCAAAGACGTGAAGCAGCTTTACAAAAAATAGATCCAGATGCTTTTAGAGAATACTCTAGCACTAAACCTAGATTTGAAGGCAAGATTTTACCACTCAAAGAATTAAACGCAGAAGGAGGCATCGTTGGCTTATATATTTGATCCCATACGTAATACGTTCGTAGATGATGAAGACACAAGTCTTGGTAATAAACTTGCGTTGAACGACGAAGAGTTTGAAAAACTATTAAAGATACCTGGTGTGTTTAGAGCAAGCGAGGCATCACAGCCACCGCCAAGACAAGAAGTTTTAGATAGAGAAGCCATCAATAGATTTATTCGAGACAACAAAGCACAAGGAGGCATGATTAGACAAAACTTTGTTGCCGCTGGTCTTGCTTTACCGGTATTGTCTTACCCTGTATCTTATGGACTTGCCACAGTTCTTGGAATCTCTACAGCAGGCTTAGGAGCTAAAGAATTAGGAGACAAAGTTACTGATTACATAAAAGAAAACCCACAAGTTTTAGAAGACCCAAGATTCAAAGCAGCTGCTCTAGCGTTTGGTATAACTCCAAGTGGATTAGTGTTTGGACCAGATGCTGATCAAATGGAAAAAACAAAGAAAGAATTAGAAGGACTTTTAAAACCAGGAGAAACAAAACAAGTAGACACAGGTCCTATAAAAACAGGAGAAACTAAACCACTTGAAACGGAAAAACAAAAACCACCTGTTTCAGGTACAATAGACATACCTCCAACTACAGGTGGATCAGAAATTCCAGAACAGCTTTCAACTATTTTTGAAAGTAAAAAAGCACCTGGAGAATCTAAAAAAGAATATGGTAAAAAAGCTTTAGAAGATTTAAATCCTGAAACTTTAATAGACATTGATACAATAATTAAAGATTATAGAAATTTAAAAACTAGACCAGCAGGTATTTATGATGGAAGATTTAGAAAAGCTAGTACGCAACCTAGATTTAAAGAAGAAGACAAAGTAGAATTAATCGAATTAGTTATAAACAAGTATAAAGAAAAAGAAAATAAATTACCCTCTGCAACAGAACTACAAGCATTTTTACCTTTTATTAATGCTAATTCACTTGCTTCCAAATATAATATTAAATTAGGTCAACGAAAAGCTGATTTTGATAGAACAGATCCTGAATACATCGAAAATGTTAGAAAAAATAAAAAATTAAAAGCAAATCAAAATAGTACAATTACAAATTTTGCAGGTGAAAATTTTTTTCCAGACACTATAAAATTAAAAGATGGTTCAACTGTAAATGCAGAAAAATTTTTTATAGATAATTTAGTAAAAAGAACTGAGTCCGGTCCAAGTAGAACAGAAACATTAGCGACTACGTTAAAAAATAAAGAATTAGCAGAGTTGTTTAATACAAATATTAGAAAAATAGAAGAGGTAACTAAAAATATAAGAAAGAGTCCAGATTTTACAGCTGATTATCCAGAACCAAGACCTAGTAACTATGGTCAAAAAATAGCTTTAGAAAGAATAAAAAAGGCGAGACAATATTTAAAACCAAATGAATTGGCAAATGTTAAATTACAAGAAGAACATCTTAAAGATGTAAATGATTTATTTAAAGATGGAACTTTAGTTGTAACAGATTTTCCTAATTTAGTTGAAAGACTAAATACTACAATGGATAAAAAAACAGGAAAAATAGATCGCACTATTAAAAAAACTGATGAAGAAATGATAGAGAGATCAAAGCATAATTCTGGTTTATTTGATGTATCTCATACTATTGAAAAAGGAGAAGTTGAAAAGGGAGCACAAAATATAGAATTTTTAAGAAATAGAAATTTTGCAGATTATAAAACTAATCAAGGTTTTTTTAAATCTGCAGAGGCTTATGTTAAAAATGAAAAAGATGATCCAGAATACGATTTAAGATTAGAAGAACTTGATGATTATTTAAAAGAAATTCGTCAAAGAGTTAAAATAGATGGAAAATTTTTTGGTTTAGACGCAGCAATGATTGATAGTGAGACAGGTGAGTTTTTAGGATTTAATAGACAGTTAGAATATTATGGTCTTCCTAAAATGGAAAACGGAGTCCCACTTAAAAAAGTTAAAAAAGCATCAGGTGGTGGCGTTGAGATTACTCCACTACCAAGAACTAATTTTGGTAACGGTGGTGCAACAGGTATGAGCAGTGATGAGTTTGTAAAAGAGTTAGAATATTATTTTACAAATCCTGATGCAGATCTACCAAAAGCAACAACGTTTAGAGAAACTATGAACCCAATAGAAATATTTAACGATATGATAGATCCTAGAAACTATCCGTACATTGCAGATAGATTAGCTAAAACTGGTATTCGTATCGGAGAGTTTGGTTTAAGAGTTTTACCTGCTGTTGGTAAATTAATTGGTGACATTACAACAAAACCATCTTTTAAAGTACAAGGTAAAACAGGAACAGGTTATATTCAAGACTATGATCAAATGCCTAAATCAGCAAAAATAAAAGGCACAGGAATATTTTCAGAGTTCTTAGATAACTTAGTTGGCACAGAAATGACTGAAGGTATTTCAAAAGCAACTGGACTTGATGATTTAATTAAAATGGAAGAACAAAAAATGATGGATAGAAGAACAACAGTAGGTCCAAAAGTGTTGGCTGATACAGCAACGCTTGGTATGGAATTTACAGCACCAATATTTCCTGGTTTAAAATTATTAAAAGCTTATGCAAAAGCAAGAAAACTTCCGGTTGATAATACAACAAAAGAATTGTTAGAAAAAGAAATTAAGGATACTCTAGATAAAAATGGAATTAGCAGAAGAGACTTTATGAAAACTGCAGGAGCAGGAGCAAGTTTAGTTATTGCAAAAATGTTAGGATTTGGAGACGAGTTTACAAAAGCAACAAAAGTTGTAAGACCAACAGTTGAACAAACTGCAACAGGTGGCGTTCCTCCGTACTTCTTTGAACTTGTTAAAAAAATTAAAAAAAGTGGTAGAGCACTTGAACCTGAGTTCGATCCAAGAGTCGAGAATAATATGCAATTAGGAGATTACGTTATGAGAGAAAATATGTCGACAGGAGAGATTAGCATTCAAAAAACAAAAGAGGGTATGGTAGATACAGGTTCTGATTATTTAGATGGAACTATTTCAGAGGAAACTATTACATATAAACCGGGTGAAGATGTAATAGGAACAGACGGCAAAACTTATAGAACACCTGACGAGTATGAAGAGTTTACCACAAGACCTGATATAAACGACATGGGTAAAATGAAAGATGTAGAACCTGGTTTAGATTCTATTGAAGAGATTATAGAGCTAATGCCAAACCAATTAAAAAGGTCTGAGCTTGAGGCAGCTGGCTATAATGTAGAAGCCTTCCCAGATAATATTAAACAACTATTGATAGATGACTTACAAAAGATTGACTAGAACAGTACCCCCTAAGCGAGGACCTAACCCACAAGGGTTGAATGTTCCCTTAAAACAGGTTAAGATAATAAACCCGGAGAATATAAATGGCAGAAATAGACAAATCGTTACCAAACGTAAAAACATCAATAGAGGTTGATCCTAAAGAGGAGATAGAAGTAGAACAGCAGAAAGCTGAAGAAGCAGCTGATCCTGGTGTTGAAGTTAACCCATTAGAAGATGGAAGCGTAGAAGTAAATTTTGACCCAAGTAAAGTTAATATAGAGGGTCAACCAAATCACTTTGATAACTTAGCAGAATTATTACCTGAAGAAGTTTTAGAACCTATAGGTCAAGAACTTACACAAAATTATTTAGATTACAAAGCATCAAGAAAAGATTGGGAACAATCTTATATACAAGGTTTAGATCTTTTAGGATTTAAATACGAAAACAGAACAGAGCCTTTTCAAGGGGCATCTGGTGCAACACACCCAGTGTTAGCAGAAGCAGTCACACAGTTTCAAGCTGGAGCATACAAAGAATTATTACCATCAGAGGGACCTGTTAGAACACAGATAGTTGGAAGACCAGATCAAGAAAAAGAAGCTCAAGCACAACGTGTTAAAGATTACATGAACTACGAACTTATGGAGAAGATGGAAGAGTACGAGCCAGAGTTTGATCAAATGTTATTTCATCTACCACTTGCAGGTTCTACTTTTAAAAAAGTTTACTACGATGATTTGTTAGAAAGAGCTGTATCTAAATTTGTACCAGCTGATGATTTAGTAGTTCCATACTCTGCAACATCTTTAAATGATGCAGAATCAATTATTCAAACTATGAAGATATCAGAAAACGAATTAAGAAAACAACAGGTTAGTGGTTTTTACTCTGATATAGATTTAGGACCTCCAGGTGCTGTTCAAAAAGATGATGTTGAAAAAAAAGAAAAAGAATTAGATGGTACTAAAAAAACTGGAAAACAAGAACCTATTTATACTTTATTAGAGTGCCACGTAAATTTAGATCTTGAAGGATTTGAAGACAAAGACGATGAATTAAATCCAACAGGAATAAAATTACCATATGTAGTTACAGTTGATGAAGGCTCTAGAAAAGTTTTATCTATTAGACGTAACTATCAACCGACTGATCCAAAAAGAAATAAGATCCATTATTTTGTTCACTTCAAATTTCTACCGGGTTTAGGATTTTATGGATTTGGATTAATCCACATGATTGGCGGATTAAGCAGAACGGCAACGGCTGCTCTCCGTCAATTATTGGATGCAGGAACATTATCTAATTTACCGGCAGGATTTAAACAAAGAGGTGTAAGAGTTAGAGACGAGGCCGCACCAATACAACCAGGTGAGTTCAAAGATGTTGATGCACCAGGTGGATCTTTACGTGATGCATTCTTCCCATTACCATACAAAGAACCATCAGCAACACTATTACAACTTATGGGTATAGTAGTAGGAGCTGGTCAAAGGTTCGCGGCTATTGCTGACATGCAGGTGGGTGACGGTAACCAACAAGCAGCTGTTGGAACTACAGTCGCGTTACTAGAGCGTGGATCAAGAGTTATGTCTGCGATACACAAAAGATTATACGTAGGTATGAGACAAGAATTTAAATTACTAGCAAAAGTATTTAAAACATATTTACCACCAGTTTATCCGTTTGATGTTGTTGGTGGTAGAAGAGAAGTTAAACAAATGGATTTTGATGAGAGAGTTGACATACTACCAGTCGCTGATCCAAACATATTTTCAATGGCACAAAGAATTACAATTGCACAAACTGAATTACAACTTGCAACATCTAATCCACAGATACACAATCTGTATGCTGCCTACAGAAAAATGTACGAAGCATTAGGAATTAAAAATATAGATCAAGTATTACCTCCGCCTGCACCAATGCAGCCCATGGACCCTGCACTTGAGCACATAAATGCTTTGGGTGGTAAACCTTTTCAAGCTTTTAGAGGACAAGATCACAGAGCACACGTTACAGCTCACTTAAATTTTATGTCTACTAACATTGTTCGTAACAATCCTATGGTTATGGGTGCAGTTCAAAAAAATATATTAGAGCACATTAGTTTGATGGCGCAAGAACAAGTAGAATTAGAGTTTGCAGAGCAACTACAACAGATACAAATGCTACAAATGCAGGCACAGCAAGACCCACAAGCACAACAAGCGCTTCAAAAACTGTCTCAAGACCTTGAAGCAAGAAAATCTGTGCTGATTGCAGAGCTAACTGCTGATTTTGCAAAAGAAGAAAAAGAAATTACATCACAATTTGACTCTGATCCGCTTCTAAAACTAAAATCTAGAGAAGTTGACCTACGTGCAATGGAAAATGAACGTAAAAAAATGGCAGATCAAGCCCAAATTGACCTAAACAGAGCAAAATTAATGCAAACAAAAGATAATTTTGACAAAAAATTAGAACAAAACGAAGATTTAGCTAAATTAAGAGCTGGAGTGAGCCTTGCAAAGACAGGAGTTCAACAAGCATCAGTCATGGTAGAGGATAATTAATGCCACTTAACAAAAAAGGTAAAAAAATTATG